TACGGTCAGAACACAAACCCTCTCGCACGTGCGCGCGGGCAGATCAATACTGCACGCACGGACCATCCGAACGCTTGACCCACGGCGAAACATGGCTTTTTTGGGGCTGTACAGGCGATTTTTTGCAGGCATGCACCCACGATGCCGCAAACCAGATCCACACCCCTACCCTCATTACATATTACATATCCCCAAAAAATATACGACGCATTTTGGGTGTTAAGTTAGGTAAGACCCGATGCTGGTGGTGTGGAATGTCCTGTATGTGAGAAGCGAATCAAGCAAGGCTTTGTTGACTGCGAGCAGCAGAAAAGTCAACTAGAAGCCAAGAACAAGCGTTTGACTTTGGCATTGACTATTGGTTTGACGCTTGCAGGTCGTGAAGCAGCAGCGGTGCTGTACGAAATGTTGGATACGGTTGAGCGTGTTGTTCGTGTTGACCCAGAACCCAGCCGTGTGGTTGCTTACTCTCCGCAACCTCCGGTTGACCGATCTCTCCTCCGGTTCAGGCCAGCCAAAACATTGTTCCCGTACGTTCCACCGCTGCTGCCTTCCATCAGAGAGAACCCTTTCCCTGAGATAGACTTTGCGGTAGCCCCAGACCCTAATCCGATGCTTCTGTATGGAGCGGCATGGTGGGTTTGGACACCATCCCGCAAGAGGTCTTTATGAAACATGCCCGCAAGCGAATGAAGAAAGCAGTCAGCCTGTCGATCAGCAGGGGCGAAAAGTTGCCTGTTTCCAAGGGTGCGGGTCTGACTGCCAAGGGCAGGGCCAAATACAACCGTGCGACTGGCAGCAAACTCAAGGCTCCACAGCCCGGCGGAGGCAAGCGTCGTACGTCATACTGTGCGAGGTCAAAGGGTCAGATGAAGATGCACGGCATCAACTGTTCCAAGACTCCAAAGAAAAGGATCTGTGCCGCTAGACGGCGTTGGAAGTGCTAATGAAACACATGAAGAAGCGTATGGGCAAAGCCATGAAAGCCCACATGATGTACAAGAATGGTAAGTCTGTGAGAGTGACCACGATGGAGAAGCATCTGGAACTCAAGAAGAAGGGCTACGGGCATACCAAGCCCAAGAAGTGACATGGCAAACGTCCCAACCAATCCATCGTTATGGAGCCGAGCGAAGTCGCTGGCGAAATCTAAGTTCAAGGTCTACCCCTCCGCATACGCCAACGGATGGGCTGCAAAATGGTACAAATCCAAAGGTGGCGGCTGGAAGAAGGGCAAGAAGAAATGAAACACGGAATGGGCGGTAAAGACATCACCGGCATGGAAGGCATGAAGAAGAAGAAAAAGGGCATGCGTAGTCGCATGAAGATGGGACTGGCTGCTTTGGCAGAGCCACGGGACAAGATCACCCGTGCTGATGTCATTGCTGGTGCGATGAAAAACAAGCGTAAGAAGAGCATGTAATGGCACGCATGGCAAACACAGGCGGTGGACTCCGCCAATGGTTTGCCCAGAACAAGGGTAAGGGCTGGGTCGATTGCAAGACCGGCAAACCTTGTGGGCGAAAATCGGCGAAGGGTGGGTCAAAGCGGCCCTACCCCGCCTGTCGCCCCACCATGGCCCAGTGCACCGCTGCGAAGAAGAAAAAGACTGGGCCAGCCCGGATCAGTTGGAAGCAGGGCGTGAAGAAGGCCAGCAAGCGTGCGTAAACCATCAATGTTAGATAGGTTCAAGGCTGCGGCGGGAGTGTCTGTGCGTCGATCCACCAACAAAAAGTTGGGTGGTCGCCGGATCTACCTCAACCAACTGAATCAACCTGAAACAAGCCGAACCATAACGGTTGATGCTGGCAAGAAGGGCAAAAAGTTTGTCAATGTCCCGTCCTTCAATACAAAGACTGGCGAAGATTTCAAATCAGCAAAGCAGGCTAAACGTGTTGCTCGGCGTCGTGGAGAGATGAGCGAGAGATTCAAGAGTGTTGGCAAGGCTGTCAAAGCATCAATGAAAGAATCAGACAAGAAGGGCCGCAAACTAAGAAAGAAATACGGTCGGGTTTGAGAGACTACAAACGCGAGTACGGCAAGTTTCACAGCACCCCGGCTGCCCGAAAGGCCCGGTCGATGCGTGTTATGGCCCGTCGTAAGAAGAAACTTAAGGTTGGAGATCCCCGTGAGGTGGATCACAAGACACCACTAAGCAAGGGTGGTGGCAACGGCAAGGACAACCTTCGGGTAGTCTCACGCAAGACCAACCGTACAAAAGGTAAGCGTGCATGAATAAAGCGGACACCAAAGCCGAGTTGCAGGAACTAGGAGTCTGGGACAAGTATTTAGAACTGAGAGAAATACTAAGACAGGAAGGGTTGTCTCCAAAAGATGCAGCAGCAACGGCGTATGAGCAGGTCAGACAAATACAGCCCGAACCCAAACCCCGCGTTCCTAAAAAACCGGCAACGTGTCCGTATGCTGAATTATCCTTACTTGCCCCGCAGGGTAGTTGCTCAGAACGAGAGGCTGCGTCTTTCGTTTTTGAATACGCCGCAGTTCCCATTTCAAATATCCCGCAAACCGCAGTTCCGAGCAAAGGTGCTGTTGGTCTACTCAAATGGGTCCACGCTTCGCCATCTAACGCTGCGAGTTTCTATTCACAAATCTGGGCGAAGTTGATGCCCACCAAGTCGCAACTCGATGCTGAAGCACGCTTTTCCGATGATGGCAATGAGGAACTAGAAATCCTCGCCCGTCTGGAGGCGACTCTTGAGCCAGAAGAAACACAAGTGCAAGTGCCGAGTGTGTCAGAAGGTGTTGCCGAGTAGCGAGTTTACTTGGTCAGTCAAGAAAAGCGGAAAGACCTACCCCAACAAAATCTGCAAGGAATGTCAGAGATGGGACAAGATCAAGAGAAAGTTCGGGCTGACGAAGCAGATGTGGTGGGATCTGTGGGACCAGCAGGGGGGGAAAGACCCAGTGACACTCCGCAATTTGGATTCAAAGACCTGCCATGTGGATCACTGTCACCGGACTGGACAGATTCGTGGCTTGCTGAACGGCTCTACCAACAGAGGCTTGGGATTTCTGGGGGACTCCGTAGACAACCTAAAGAGGGCGATTGACTACCTTGCCGGAACACCCATACTCCCATCTTGTCCCGAAGACCATGATTCAGAACCTCGCATTTCGTCGGGACATCTTGACGAAAGCCAAGGGCAGTCCGAAGACGCAGGCTGAACTATGGAAGATGTGCAATCGGGACATCTTCTTTTACATCAATACCTTTGGCTACACCCTCGACCCACGGCTTGACCCAGCAGCAAGGCCGTTTGTTTTGTACCCGTTTCAAGAAGAAGCCATCGACGAGATGTGTGATTCCATTGACAATGGGCATGATCTTGCAATGGTCAAGTCTCGGGACATGGGTGCGTCTTGGCTGACCACCACAGTTTTTGCTTGGTACTGGCATTTCAAACCTTTGAAGTCTTTGCTACTTGTCAGTCGTAAAGAAGGTTTGGTAGATTCACCGGGCAACAGTGCCAGTCTTTTCGCCAAGATTGACTTTTTCCTTGACCACTTGCCGGGCTGGTTGGTTCCCAACCTCACTCGCACCAAACTACGGCTAACCAACGATGACAATGGATCAGCAATCACTGGAGAGTCAACCACGGGTGATGTGGCTCGGGGTGATCGTAAGACCTGCATCGCGCTTGATGAGTTTGCGAGCGTGGAAAATGGTGGTCAAGTGCTTGCAGCAACCGCAGATGCGTCGAACACCAGATGGTTTATTAGCACCCCGAAGGGTTCCGGAAATGTCTTCTATGACATTGTTCACTCAGGCAGGACAAAAACACTCAAATTTCACTGGACTCAAGATCCACGAAAAAATGTTGGCCTACGACATGGCAGCGATGGTAAGCCTACATCGCCTTGGTATGAGAACGAACTCAAGAGGCGTACGCACCCAGTCGAAGTCGCACAAGAACTCGACCTCGACTTCGCGGGGTCGGAATATCTCTTTTTCCCAGAGGAAGTGGTCACGCGGGCGGAAGAAAAAATAAAGCCGCCGCTGCGTCAAGTCGCTTTGGAACACGACCCAGCAGGCCGGTTGTCAGGGGTTTCATCTTATCCAAACGCCCCAGTCTCGCTTTGGGTCGAACTTAATGACTTCAACATGCCACCCCAAGACTGTGACTATGTAATCGGTGCAGACATTGCCACTGGAACTGGTAGTAGCAACAGCGTTGCCTCTGTGGTCAGACGTAAGGATGGCGAGAAGGTTGCTGAATTTGTCACACCTGATATGAGGCCAGACCAGTTCGCAAGGGCTGTGGTTGCTTTGTGTCATATGTTCAAAGGGAAGTCTGAAGTTGGAGCGCATTTGATTTGGGAGGCCAACGGTCCCGGTCGCATTTTTGGTGACGTAATTATGGAGTTGGGATACGGGAACATCTACTTCCGTAGGAATGACAAATCTGTGTCTTCCAAGACCAGCAGCATTCCGGGCTGGTACAGCACCAAAGAGGAAAAAATTGCGCTACTCGGCAACTACCGACGAATGTTGTCCAACGGAGACATTACAAACAGAAGCAGAGCAGCCCTCAAGGAGTGCCGTGAATATGTGTTTAGTCAAACTGGGGGAGTTGTGCATAGTCGTTCTCGACACGGCACTGACCCGTCTGGTGCAAAAGACAATCATGGCGATAGGGTGATTGCAGACTCTCTAGCGGCTAAATTAACCAACGTGACTCCCGATCCGATGATAAAAGAGGACAAAGGTTCCGTGTACGGTACTTTGGCGTATCGGCAAAAAAGCCGTAAACAGAAGAAGGTTGAAAAAGCAAAATGGTAAAAGTCGGCAACGTAGACATTTCCCGACTCAAGGCTGCGGTCAGCCACAGCAGAAGGCGACTTGAGCCTTACAGAGTCCGCCGTTTGGCTGCTCTCCGTGAGTATGTCGGTCGCAACTACTCCGATCAGGGTGCTGCTGATCGTGTGCCGGTCAACTTTATTGAGTTGGCAATCAACATTTATTCAAGACAACTGGCATCCCGCCGACCTGCAATCACGATTGGAACACGCCAGCGTGAACTGCGTATTTTTTCCAAAGAGTTTGAACTTGCAACAAACCACCTGCTTGGTGAAATGAACTTTGAGCAAACTTTGCGTCAAGCGACAGTCGATGCTTTGTTCTCTATGGGTATTGTGAAAGTTGGTGTCAGTGAGCCAAGCCAACCTATCCGTGGTTTCCTGACTCGTTCAGGACAGCCCTATGCAGAGTGTGTTGGTCTTGATGACTGGGTTCACGACATGAATGCCCAAGAAATGACGGAATGTGCTTTCATGGGCAACAGGTTCCGACTGCCGCTTCATGCAGTCAAAGAGTCCGACCTGTATGAAGACACCGATAAAATCCAAGCGGTTCGTAGGAGCAGAAACAATGAAACGGGAGATCCGAAGTCGTTTAGCCTCGGCAATGAAACGTCTTACGACAAAGACGAAGCGTATGAGTACGCAGAACTCTGGGAAATGTGGTTGCCGCAAGAAGGGAAGATCCTGACATTTGCAGCCGATGACACAGGCGCACCGCACCATTTAATTCGTCAGGTTGAGTACAACGGCCCGATTGAAGGGCCATATCACTTCTTGCAGTTCTCGGATGTGCCGGGCAACACCATGCCTTTGGCTCCTGTTGCCACACTCATTGACATGCACGAACTGTCTAACACCTTGTTCCGCAAACTAGGGCGGCAGGCAGAACGACAAAAAGACATTGTTGGTTTCCGTGGGTCTGCGGAAGGTGATGCCAAAAACTTGCAAAACGCTGCTGATGGCGAAATGATTCGCCTTGACGATCCTGACGCGATCAAGACATACAAGTTTGGTGGCATCGACCAACAGACCCTTGGTTTCATGTTGCAAACCAAGTCACTTTTCACCTACTTGGGCGGCAATCTTGACGCTCTGGGTGGCCTTGGTACGCAGTCTGACACGGTAGGTCAAGACAAACTTATTTCGCAGTCAGCGTCTAACCGTGTTGCTGACATGCAGAGCCAAGTCATTTCATTCGTTAAAGAAACTGTGACTGCGATTGCGCAACATCTGTTTGAAGATCGCTTTGTCAAACTGGAACTTGAAAAGGCTGTTGGCAAAAATGGTTCAATCAAAGTGCCGTTTGTATACGAAGGCTCCAAGGCTGAGGGTGAGTTTGTAAACTTCAGCATTGATGTTCAGCCTCACAGCCTCCAGCAGTCAACCCCCGGCATGAAGTTGCAGGCTCTTACGCAAGTTATGGGTCAATTTATAAACCCACTTATGCCGATGATGCAGCAGCAGGGTCTTGCGCTGGATGTTCGTAAACTGGTTAGTATGCTTGGCGAATACACTCAGTTGCCTGATCTTGGACAAATGGTTGTTGATTCCAAACAGGGCGTGCCTGTTGGAACTGAAAAAGATCAGGCTGCAAACAGGTCTGTACACAAGAGAACTGAATCGGTACGAGTCAACAAGCCGGGTGCGACGAGGCAGGGTCAGGATGAAATGATGAGCCGCCTGCTGCTTACTGGACGCGGTGTTCAGGACAGCGAGGCCGCTTCGATTATGAGGCCAGCGGAATAATGCCAACGTATTGCTACGAAAAGCCAAACGGCGAAATCATCGAAAAAATTATGACCATCTCCGAGATGGAGGATTTTGACAAGAACCCGGTCCTTGACGGCGAAACCGTCAAGCGTCGGGTAGATGTTGAGATGCGTGGTCACAGTGATGTCAACGACGTATGGCGACAGCCAATCATGTCGGAGGGGGCAGGCTGTCACCCATCACAAATCAATGAAATGAAACAACATGCTGCCAAACATGGGGTCAATACTGACTACACCAAGGATGGGCGAGCAATCTTTACGAGCCGGTCGCACCGTGCAGCGCACCTCAAGGCTTTCAACCTGCACGATAGAAACGGTGGCTACGGTGACTGAAGAACAAAATATAGAAGCCAGTGAAGGCGAAGAGGTTGTCGAAGAACAGGCAATGACTCCAGAGGAGCAGTTGGAAGACCAACTGGATTTTGACGATCCAGATGATGACTTGCAGCAGGAAGCCCTTGAGGACTACATCGAGGACAAAAACTCGGATGGTAGTGAAGAAGAATACTACGAAGAGGACGTAGAAGTAGATGATCTGCTTGAAGCGGCCTTGGATGTTGGCCTAGAGCCGGACGATATCGACCGTTTGGGTTCTATTGAGAACATCCAGAACTACATTGAAATCGCACAACGTCAAATGGAAGAGGTCGAGGCTGACGAGGAAGAAGAAGAGCCAGACTTCTCGTTGGACTACGAACTTCCAGAAGGCACACCAGACGAAGTAAAAGCCGCTGTCGAAGGCTTGGTTAGCAAACTAGAGGAAAAGTTAGCCAATTTTGAGCGTGTGTTTGGTGATTTTGAGAATATGCAAGAATCTGCACAAATTGAGCAAACTGAGGCTCAGTTCGATCAGATGATTGAAGAGGTAGGGTCTGGTTATTCAGGGCTGTTCGGCTCTGGCCCTACCGAAGAACTGGCTGATGACAGTCAGTTTTTGGAGAATCGAGTCCTCTTGATCGAGGAAATGAACACCCTTGCAGCCGGATATGAGGCCCAAGGGCGAGAAATACCTTCTGAAGACGTTCTCATGCAGAAGGCTCTTGCCAGTGCGTTCACCCAAGATCGGGACGAGATTCAAGCAGCACAAATGCGGGCTGCTATAAACAGTCGCCGCGATGCGTTCACAGCATCCCCGACTCAACGACGCGGAAGAGCCATGTCCCCAGAGGCGGCTGCGAAGCAATCGGTGAGGTCGTATATGGAGCAGTCTGGATTGCTGAACGGGATTGACGATCCGCAAGATTTCTAACCCCTAAGTATGAGGTAATAGCATGGCACTGCAAGCCGCACAAATTGCTGATCTGATTACTGTGACCCTTCGGGATCTCGGGCGGCTGAAGTTTACGGAGATTGCGTCAACCCTCACGGATTATGTCGCACTCCCCAACATTCTTCAGAAGTACAAGGTCCAGTACCAATCCGGTCATGGCATTCAGTGGAACGTCATGTTCGCGCAATCCGACGCTGCTAAGAACGTCGGCCTGTACGAATCTGACAATGTGAACATCGCAGACGTTATGACCACGGCAAACATTCCGTGGCGACACTGCACCACCAACTACGCTTTCGAGCGTCGTGAAATTCAGATGAACGCCAATCCGGCACGCATCGTGGAACTGGTGAAAACCCGTCGAGCCGACGCGATGTTGTCACTCGCTGAACTGATGGAAACCAACCTTTGGTCTACTCCAACTTCTTCAAGCGACAGTCTCAAACCATTTGGTATCCCACACTGGATCGTGCCACCATCAACCAGCAGCGACGAGGGCTTCCTTGGCAAGAACCCATCTGGTTTCTCTGATGGTGCTGGTGGCATCAACTCTGATCTTGAGAAGTTCTCTGGATGGCGAAACTACGTCGCTGCCTACACGAGCATCAACAAGACTGACTTGATCCGCAAGTGGCGTAAGGCTGCTGTCTTCACCAACTTCAAGTCTCCTGTACCACACGCTTCCTACAACACCGGCAACAACTACGGCTACTACACCAACTACGCCGTGATTGGTCGATTGGAAGAGGTGCTTGAGGCCCAGAACGACAACCTCGGAAACGACATTGCTTCCAAGGACGGTCTTCTTACTTTCCGTCAAAACCCTGTCATCTACGTTCCTAAACTGGATGCAGAAACCACTAACCCGATTTACGGCATCAACTGGGGCGTTCTCAAGCCTGTCTTCTTGTCCGGCGAATGGATGAAGGAAGAAGGACCGAACACTGTTCCCGGTCAACACACCACGTTCCAAGTCTTCGTTGACTGCACTTTGAACTACATGTGTACCGATCGCCGTCGTCTCTTCCGTCTGGAAACGGTATAAGGAAGGAATGAATAATGGCTGTACGTTATGATTCTGGAATGGCTGGGGGCTTCGCGTTCCCAATTAACACTCCGCAACGGCAATTCCAAATTTTTGAGGATTTTGTCGGTTGCTACAACCCTACTGCTGATGAACAAATTGTGATTGATACTGTCACCTCTGGCAGTGTCACAAAAGATGTCACAGTTCATGGTGGTGCGCTCCTCTTTGACTCAGGTGGCACAGGCGGTGCGGGACATGGGGTCAATGCCCAATTCTTGGATGGAATCATCCTTGATGAAGCAGGTGACTTGTTCTTCGAGGCCCGCGTTCGCTTTGCTGCTACTGCTGGCTCAGAAGACTTCACTGACCAAATGTTCATTGGCCTTGCTGCTTCAGACACTACCTTGATTGGTAGTGAAGTTCTGAGCAACACCGCCTTGGTCGGTTTTAGTTCTTGCGCCTCTTTCGGTGCTGATGTTGCAGCACCAACCGCAGGTCACATGAGCCTTATTGCAGAAAACACTTCTGTTGCTGCAACTGGCAGTGCTGATGTCGCCAAGATTGATACTGCTGCAAACAGTGGTGTCGGTGTTGATGACTTCGTGCGGTTGGGAATGGTCATCAGAAATGGGCAAGTCCAAGCGTTTGTCAACGGTGAAAAAGTTGGTTCGGCTCTTACTACATTGCCAACCAGCCAAGTGCTGTTGCCTTCGTTTGTTTGCGAAACTGATGGCACGGATCAAGGTAAGTTCCTTTTGGACTATTTCCTTGTGTCCTGTGGTCGTTCTTCAACTGCCCTCTAATTTAGGAGACCCCCATGTATCACGGTGGCGGTATGAAACCTAAAGGCAAGGGCAAAGGCAAAATGATGTCGAAGAAATCAGAAATGATGAAGCGGCTCAAGATGCTGAAGGACAAGCAGAAGAAGAAGATGTGATGGATTGGCAGATCCCACTTGCGATTGGCAACATCGTTGTCGTAGTAGGTGGGGTGGTCTGGGCATTTGCGAGGCTTTCTGCAAGTATGGCAACTTTGACAAGGAGCATTGAGCGTCTTGACAGCACAGTTGAAAATCTTGCGAAGCACAGTGTGGATCACCACATTCGCATCTCTGCTCTTGAGTCTCGCGTCTTGCAAGACCAGCCCGCTGATTCCTGATCTCTCGATCTCGGAGGTGGCAACGCCTCCCCCTTTACAAACCCCCCTCGACCCACTCGTTTGGGTCGGGGGGATTTCAATACTGGGCGGATTGGTGCTGATGACCGTGACTCGGTTCATCGGCCTGCCGCTCAGGGGCGCACTTCCGATGATTACAGGGGTGGGCCTCATTCTGCTGGCGTTCATCGTGGAACGCTACGCGGACTACATCCTGCTCCCCACGGCGATAGCCAGCGGCGTGGTGGCAACAGCAACGGTTCTTGGTTCTGGCTGGAAGTTATGGAAGCACAAATGGATTCTATTTCCTCGTGGATCGACTCGTTCTTCGCCAGCACCGGAGCCTTCTTCTTCTTCTACGTCCTCGGCGGAGTGACTGGTCGCCCGCTCTATGACTGGGTTATGAGCAAGGTTCGCTGATGGTCGCAGTATCCAGTCTTCCCTGTAGTTATGCTAAGGCTTGGGAGCCTAGCAACATGGATAACGCCCAAGTGTGGCTAAAGGGTGGCACTACGTCTACTACTGCAGGAAGCCCCGGAAAGCCTGATTTAGTCACGACGTGGACTAATCAAATTACATCCGGAGGAGTTGAAGCACAATCGTTCTTCCAGAGTGATACTGGAAAAATGCCAACCGTTGGAGCAAAACTGAATGGAATTGATTCGGTAGAATTTGATGGAAGTGATAATTTCTTAGGCGCAGGTGATATAGCCACCCTTGACAGTCTTGGCACATTTATGATGGCTGCTGTGGTAAAACCAACCTTGGATTCAAACGCCAGATCAATTCTTTCCAAAGGCACTGGTGCTGCGGATGGTTCTTTTTCGTGGCGAATTACTGGAACTGGAAACAACAGCAAATTGAGTTTTGTAATCTTTGCCAATCTAGACAACCCTGAAAACCAAGTGGCTATGAACAGCGGTGCAACTCCTTTTTCGAGCGACACAAACAATATCTGCCTTTCTTACAGAACCCCGTCAACGGCTCAAAATAGAATCAATGGTGCAGACAGTGGACCCGCTGGAAGTTCAGACTTTATGAGCGCAACCGCTGGCAATGTCACTCTGTCCCCCCTGCTTGGTGAATTTTCCGGGGGCGGATGTGATCCATTTGATGGGTTGATTTACGAAATAGTTGTGGTTTCCGCTACTGCCTTGTCTGGCACTCCCTTTAGCAATCTTGCAGATATCGATAGCGTTGAAGGATACTTGGCACATAGGTTTGCCCTTGAGTCCAACCTTCCAGCCACACACAAGTACAAAAAAGGAAAGCCTTGGGGCAAAGGACGAAAATGAGTTCAGAAGTTTACGCAGTTAAAATATCCGTGCCTGCAAGCACACAAACCTTCACCACGCCTGACGAGCATTTTGGGGCAGTTGTTTCAATTTTGCTTGTCAACAACCGTGGTGCAAGTCTTACTCTTGCGTCAATTAAAGATGCAAATGGTCTCGATATTGTTGGCAACCACACTCCGTCTGCATTGGCTAGCGGCAGCACTGACCAAATTGTGCAAACCGATATGGGTGGCACTGCTGTCCAAGGCACTTTGACTGTGGATGTCGGTAGTACGAACGGGGCATCAGGAACTTATGACGTTTACGTTTATATTGCACCATGAGCCTAGAAGTTAACTACAACGTGTTAGAGGCGGAAATCGCCAGCGTACTCGGAATCGCAACAAGCGATGACGAGGTTGACATCGTTATGAACCGTGGGTTGCGGCAGTTCTATACACCAGAGCCTTTGCCGGGAGAACGTGCCTCGCATCGTTGGTCATTTCTGAAGCAAGAAAGGTCTTTCAATACGATTGAACCTACGGTCACAGGCACTTGCAAAGTCACACACAATAGCGCAACGGTCATCGAGATGTCTCCTGCATTGGATTCTGTTGTGACCAACGCTTCTATTTCACACATATCTATTACTGCCGCAGATGGGAGTGTTGCAAAATATCTAGTCAACAATGTAAGCAGTACCACCACTTTAACTCTTACTTCGTCGTACCAAGAAACTGGTGTAAGCGCGCAAACCAGATCGTTTACCGTTCACATGAACGGAACTTACAGCCTGCCCGTCAATTTCGCTGGACTAGAGGGGCCGATCGTTTTCGACAGTTTCTTCGGGACAGACCCTCAGCGTAGCGACATGACTATTGAGGTCACGGACATAACAAGACTGCGTGACAAATTTCAATATCTTGATGACCGTGATGGCAAACCCTTGGCTGCTGCTGTGTTTACTACGGGCGCGTCTGGCACAGTAGGGTCAGGATTCCGTCTCCAAATCTATCCAATTCCTGATGCAGTTTATCGTTTAAGATACCAGCAAATCAATGAGCCATCCTCAATCGCCAGCGGTGAACAACCGTTGGGTGGCGAACTCCACGGCGAAACAATTTTGGCATCGTGCCTTGCTATTGCAGAGCAGAAAATCTTTCCAAACTCCCCACACCGGTACCGCGAGAACTACATCAACAGGTTGCGGGCCAGTGTGGAACTAGATCGTCAAGCCTACACCACCGAGAATCTTGGGTACAACGGCGACCCCTCGGATCACAAGTTTACTGACGCTAACTTCAAACGCATCCTTCGTAGGCCGGATGTGAGCGTCACAGTCAACGGGACACAATACTAATGTCTGGACACAATATCGTTTCGCAACTTACCGAGTCAGCCGCTGCTGTTAGCGGACTCGACTTGGCCGCACCCCTCTTGCTCGTCGGCAACGGCGCGCCAAACAACAGCGGTGCAAACAGGCACGACGCATATCTTTACCTGCGACTTGACGGCACTGCAAAATCCGAGGTTCTCTACGTGAACTACTCGGCGGGCGGAACCGCGAGCAACTGGACAGGTCTTAGTGACGAAGGGTAATCAATGCCTACACAAGTAGTAAGGCCAACAACAGCGCTTGGCACGGGTATCTTCACAGCAAATGGGTTGTCCGCAAAGTTTGCAATGAAGGTGTTTGAATATAGTGGTCAGCACAGAATTCCCTTGCAGGAAGTCACTGGCACGGGTGACTCTGTCACTGGTGGTCCTGTGTATGAACACGGAGACATTGCTTACTCGCAGTTTCGTCTCACAGGCTGCATGGTAACTGCTACAGCACTTGGTCTTCAAAACTTGAATTCTCAGATTTCAGGTGGGTCAACAACACTGTCTCTGCAACTCGATTTTGGGGGCGCAAATAACCAAGGCACCAAAGCAGTTGTGGTAGAGTCCATTCAAGTTCAAGCGTCTATGAGGCAATCCGCAATCGTAGGAGTGGTAATCAGTGGCCGATACGTTGAAGACGCTCTCGCTGGATGACCAGTTTGAGCAAATGAAAGATGTCACCTTTGAGGATGCTTTTGCATCTGTCTTTGGTGGCACGCAAACACCGCAGCAAACTCCAGAGCAAACTCCAGAGCAAACGTCGGAGCAAGTTTTGGAGCAAAAGGTTCCTGACTTCCAACTACCATCAAGCCTGCCTGAAGGTTTGTTTGACGCTGACTCAAACCCGGCTGCATTTCAAACCGCGCAAAGGTTAGTGTCAGAATTTGGTGGCGGTGAGAATGATCCCATTCTCAAAGCACTGCAAGAACTACCAGACAAGATCGTGCAGGCGTTAAGAAATGGCTAGGTTAATTACAAGGCCGTTTAGTGGCCTTTCTGCCCGTTGGACCTCCAACTATGGGACTGGCAATCAGTTTTCTACGAAGTCGTTCTATCGGTACGACGCAACAAAAGGCAGGTCTGAGGCAAGTCTTTTGCTTGACGCCAAGACTGCTTTTCGGTCGTACTTGGCGGGCGTAGGAGCCGACACCTCTGATCCCTCTGGCCAAGACACAGTAGTAGGCAACTACATTCGTTCAAAGACTCACTTGACCGGGTACTACGGACAGGTGCTGCTGCAAAATATTACTGCCCGTGTTGTCACGCCGGGTCTTATAGAAATGACCGCTGGGTTTGTCGGAGAAGAGGCTTTTGACAGTAGTGTGTCTGCCGACACCATTATGATTTACACCGCTGGCGGGGTGACCAACAATTTTGGCATTCCCGACAGCCGACTTATCAATCAACTTCCCGACGAATCGCCAACGAACATTAATCTTGATGCCCATATTGGCGGCGACGCTCTTACTCGGCAGCCGTTTACCCGCTCAATCATTCAATACACCCCTTTGGTAATTGACCAGAATGGTCCTTACACACAAGGGTGGACAAAACTTGTTGGAAAAACCAACTCCCAAGCCTTTTATGTCCCGTTTGGCCCTGACGCAGAACAAAGATTTTGGAACCCCAACCGTGTCCGGTTGGATGGTTTTCAGACCAGCCCAAGGCCGCTGCTTGAAAGGGATGGTGGGGTCGCGTGGGCAACACGTTACCAGTTCTCCATTTGCAGCACCGCTTGGGTAAATCAGGCAATCGAGACCTTTGAAGACGACAAGGACGGTTTACGGGGTAGAATCATTTACGAACCGCAGTACCAATCTGCCCCCTTCTTACCCCTTTACTCATAATGTCAGCAACAAACCCTTTTAGTGAAGAGTTCCAACGCAAGTTTGACGAACTTAGTCGAACCGTAGAACTTCTTGAATCTCGCATCGGTGAATCGCAGAGATCCTTTGGTCAGTTATTTGACCGCGTTGGAGGCGGAGATGCAACAAACCAATTCGTTTTGTTTTGCTACATTCAGGCTGGCGGCCTGAATGACCCCGATGCGCCTGACGATAAAGATTCAGGCACTTATGTGTTGGTCCCCGCGTTCAATTTTTACGACACTTTGTTTGCACCGGGAGAATCAGAGGGCGCGCCATTTGAAAAAATGATGAAACGTATTGGTGTTCCCAAGTTTGTTTTAGACCAATTTGACGGCGGACAGATTTCGGCCCGTAATATTTGCGATACAAATTACAAAGCAGCAGCCCAAAGCAGCCAAGATGTTGTTAGAAATTTGCACGGTGTGGCTGCGCCAAACAACCCAGATAACACCGCCATACCCGGCAACGTAAATATTTTGCCACTTGCAGTTCGGAACCCGGACAGTGGTGTGGGTGGCGTCCCCGTAGTGTTTACTCGGGGCGAGTTTGGGCGGGTGCATATTGGGCTGTACGGAAAAAACGATTTGCAGGTTTCTTGCTCGCAAACCAACGATCCAGAGGGTGTGGCTCGTCAGATGCAAAAAGCAAACAAAAGGTGGAGAAATCTGCCGAGGCGTAATAGATGAGCATGTTGCAAAAGGTTGGCTGTTGCAGTTGCTCAGTTCCTGAACTGCCTTGCAACGATTGCAACACTGACCGTTGCACTTGCGGCCCCTCTGATGCGCAGCCGCAGACCGTGCCGGTCACCTCGGTACACATCAATATTTCTGAGATGTCCACATCATCCTTCAGAGACCGTATTGGAAACAAAGCAGCGTGGCACTACGGCCCAAACAAAAACTGGCGCAGCACTGAGTTTGGTGTCAGGTCTAGTAAGATTTTTGGGCAAATAACAAGACTTGCTCTGCGGGCTACTCCCTATGCACTTGGCTACCGGTTCCGCGACCACATGTCGTTGCAGTACATAACCAGCAGGCTCCAGCAATTGACCATTCCTTCTGGCCGCTGGGGTGAGATCCCAACCAGAGGTCTCAACACTTTGAGAGCCGTATGTGGCCCATGCCTCAACCAAAGTGGCACTGCCTTTCCTTGTGGCGACGATCAGGTTATTTGCTGTCGTTGCAGTACACCGGGCAGTGTTCACGACTGTTTTGTGACAAGCACTTTTGATTGTCTTGCATCTGGAGGACGCCCACAAGGAACATACGGCGGCGGATCAACGAACCCAGCCTGTGAGGCTTGCACCGATTCTTGCAACGGTTGGACCTCTGGGATCGTGGGTGTGGTTCAACGCTCCTACAATCTCATAAAAGATGCCTTTTTCCGGGGTTATGGCAACCTCTACAGAAACGCTTTCAACAAAGAGTTTTATGCCGAGAAAGACGCAGTCAAGCGTCGAGAAAAGCATAGGCGTCGGAGTCTTACATCAACGGCAATCGAAACGTCTGACCACCCGCAGATTTTTACCGAGGAGCAGACGCTTACTGTCGCTAAAAGTGAAGGCGCGCTTGAGCGTGCTGAAGGCAGAGTTGTCATTCCAATAACCACAAAGGTCGAGCATGAAAGTGAGTTTTTAGACCTTAATGGTGGCAGAATGGCAAGGGGAATCGGTGGCGGTATACCCGACAACGGTGATTGCCCCGGCGACCCTTGTGTTACAGGCACAATTTGTGGACCAAACTGCTATTGCGTGGCTGGTTCATGCCAACCAATTCCACAGCCAGTTAACTGCATAGAACATTGCGGTGCTATTAACGACTGCACTGAACGGGGTGAATGGTGGCAGAAGTTTGGAAAAGACCTAGACCAAAGCGACGAAGGTGTTTGGAATTACAATGAACCCTACAACGACTGTTGCGATGCGAAATATGCAGGCACCAGTATTACTGTAGAAATGGATTGGCCGTGTGAAGAAACTGCCAATGCGTATATCAGGGCAAGACAAAAGTTTGAGTTTGGTCAAGCGGCTTTTTTAGAAGCACAAAGATATTGCCAAAACGAAGGTCGAGGCACCCTTGATTGTGGAGAGGATCCTGACACTGTAAAACCAGAATGTTGCAACCCGTTGGCTCAAGAGTTGATTGGAGCAATGCCGCCAACAACTATCCCGTGCATCAAGCACTGTCCGCTGCAAGGTGCAACTAATGCCACATGCCCAGACGATTACGTTCGTTGGCCGCAGGGTGACAAGCAGCCGGATGGCGAAAACGTATTACAAAACATATCCTGCATGGGTGGTGCGACTGTTGAGGGGACTTTTGACCCTACTGATTACTCAGGTCTTAGAAGTCCAGACGATGTGTCTCCCGCCATAGTCACACCTACTGGAACCAGTCCATGCACTTTTAAGACTAATCCAGTTTCAAGAAACTATGCGGCGTATTGTCAGGGCGGCCACCAGTGTGGTGAAGGGTCATACTGCGGCTCGCAGTTTTGCTGCCATGAAATTGACTGCTACAACACAAACTGTTGTGAGCAAATAATTGACTACAACCCAAACACTGGCGAACCGACTACGGATGAGCAACGCCTTTATCTTGGCCCTGCTCCCGGTCAACTTTGCCCATATGGTCTTGCCGACGATGGCAATGGCAACCTTGGTGGCTGGTCTGCAATTCCAGATTCAGATGGGATTTACCACCGGTGCAAACGTCCTCAAGCAGACTGTGATTACATCGTTGGCGATCAGACTGTCACATTAAAAGGTTGCGAATTTGTGCCTGAGGGAGTGCCGCGCGTGACCTCCCCCAACTGTCCTCAAGGTCAAAATGTTCCGCCTTGTTGTTCAGGCGGCGATTACACTTCGCCTTCTGGCGATGTCATCTCTTGGATTATTCCTCGCAGACAGTACGCAGGTGCGCCACAAGGTATCTATGGCAGGCATTGCCCAGACACAATTGAACCTTTTGTTCCGCGCGGCGACAATAAGTACGCTAATGTAAATTGCCGAAGAGAACTTGCACCGATTCCGGGTGACCCCGGCTGGTGTCCATGGGAATCCTATAACCCTTCAGGCACTGTCTGTACTGGCGGTCTTTGTGTAGAACTAAACACCCCTAGAGATGAAGACGGCAACGGGAACTGGGGCGACCCATACCACACTTGGGAAAATCAGCCATACCCAGACGGCAGCATTGCCCAGTGTGGTGTAAACAAATGGCAACCTTGCACCAAAAAACCAACTGCTTTTTCTAATTCTGATCCATGTACGCCAATTGCATGGGAAACAAGTGAAGATGTTGGTCACGATCCAGCAGCGTGTGGTGATACACCGTGTGACGACATACTCACACCCGATGGTAAATGTGTGCGGTGCGAGTTTAAGGGTAAGGGTAAAACTGTTCGGTTAGGGTCGGGTAACGCTTGCCGTCTGGACGCTTGTGGGGGAGTACCCGGAGTCAACCCTACTCTTGGTCAATGGGCTGATGGTTACTTTGAAGATGAAATTGGCTTGCAAATAGTGTCAGTCAGTTGCGGACCGCTTTCAACAAAACCCTTTGACAGAGGCAATGTATACACCGCCGGAGAATGCGATGATTTTGAAGAACGACCAATTCAAGGGTTTGAAAAGGGGTTCCAAATTGCGTTGGAATACAAAGGCGGTGGCACCTCTTACGATGCGGGTTCAGGGACTATTGGTCGGCAGGGGCAAGGAAGATTTGTAATAATCAAAGATGAAGACGCTCCGAATGATTGCATTTTTGGGTCTTACAATAATTTGCTAGAAGGCTACTGGAACACCGGTGGTGGCTCTGCAGGGATACCACCGTATTATGACCAAAACAGTCCCGGTGACGGCTTCTACTACAAACACGGTTTGAACCTTGATGAGAACAACAACCCAGAATGCGACAAGGATATTTGGAAAAGGGCACCAGCCCAGCCGTCTTGCAAATGGACTAATCCAAGGGCAGTAATTTTATGAAAGACAACACTATTGACTACATGGTTCCACCATCAAACATTCAATGCTCGCAATGGGAAAACATTGACTCTCGATACCACGGGGTTTGCAAAGCGGGCCTGTTTGGTGGCGCTCCGAGCAAAGGCACTTGCATGCTTAAATGTGGCAACTTTTTGAGTGAGAACCCAAAATTTGATCGTGACCAATATGCGGCAGATTTGACCCTTTATGGGTATCGGGTATTTGAGTACCCCACATCAGGTTTGGGGGATTACGTCCATTGGATTATCAAGGTTTTGACGCTTGGCCTTGTGCCAATGTGTGCCGCTTGCAGCCGTCGCCGGGCATTGTTGAACCGGTGGTGGTTTAACATGTTCCGCAAACTGACTGGCTCAGGCTATGTGGGCCTTGACCCTGAAGAAAAACTGTATGCGTGGAAATCAGATGCAGTTCCGCCACCAAACGCTGTTGATGGCGGAGACAAGGGCATGAGCCAGATGAGTCACTTCCGGGGCGTTGACGACCCTGTTCGCGAACCCAAAAAATGTAGCCCTTGTGAGGCTCGCCGCAAGGCTGAAGAAGCACGGCGCAAAAAAGAACAGGAGCAAAACAATGACTCTTGAGTACAGAGGCTCTGTAAACGACCGATACTCTCTAATCAATCTCACTGCTGAAGGTGAATCTTCCGATGCTTTCTATGCAGGAGCGTTTAGTTTCGGCAGTTTTATCCTTTTGCCTGACCCCGACGGTGGGGTAGGCAGCCTCGGCAGCGTAACGGTAGTTATGGAAGTTTCGGTAGATGGCGAAAACTGGGCAAATCCAGAGTACCCATTTGGGCCAAACCACTACCTTTCAAGCGGTCGTCCCGCACTGGTTAATGTTGATCTACGAGGTATTTACGCGGTTCGGTTTACGGTTAGCAAGGCTGATGGTTCAGCCGACCCGAAAGCGCAAATCAGAGTATTCATGCAACACATGGGGTGACCTTTGGCAATTTTAAGATGGGAAGGCGGCGCGACCGCACAGGCACAAGTAAGCACGTTGACACCGGGCGGCACCATTGAGGTTGGCGACGTTTTCAATGTCATTCTTGAGGGTGAGGACGATATAACGCAAACTGAGGCTGTGACAGCCACAGGAACGACGGTAGCGCAGGTATGTGATGACATTGTTTTGCAATGCAATGCTTCAACCCAATCCCTGTTCAAGCGCGTCACCTTTTCGGACCAAACATCACGGGTAGATGTCACAGCAAATGCGCCGGGTGTGCCTTTTTACCTGACCGAAACTGTCGTTAACACTGACGGTGATGGTAATGCTCCTACTTTTGCTGCGGCAACCACAACAGCAAACTCTGGTCCAAATGACTACAACACGCTCAACAACTGGGTCGAGTCAGACGGGACTGCGCCATCTGCTGTGCCTGCTTCAAACGATGAGGTATTCTTTTCTACCGGTACGCATGATGTTCTGTACGGGCTTGACCAGTCTGGAGTGAACCTCAAGCAGTTTCGCGTCACCAGTGGCTACCAAGGTGCAATCGGACAGGCAGATATCCCTCTCAGAGTAGATGTGTCTAATGAGACAGATTCTGTTTTGCCTTACCTTGCGCTGGGTGGAACTGGCCGTAGAACAAACATGGAGGGCAACTTTGACGAAATTGTTATCACTTGTAACAACGGCACGATTGATCTCAAAGCCCTAAATGTTGACATTATGACGGTCGCTGGGCCGAAGGCCAAGGGTCTCATTCGGTTGAAAAATGGGTCGTCTTTTATTGGTAGCGGTGCAAACACTTTCCGCCAGATTGGTGTTGAAGGGTTGACTATGGTTATTGAGTCCGGCGTTACTGGCATCCATCAGGTGCGTGTAGACGGTGGGTACCTTGAAACATCGTCGAGTTGTGGCGCTGCAGATGCTGACCAACTTAACATTCACAGGGGGACTGTTTGCTTCAAAGGCAGCGCGGCGTGCAGAACTGTGAATGTGTTTGGCGGCACACTCAAGTGGCAAAGCGACCAAAACGTTGGTAATTCTACAAGCACCCCTGTGACGATTTTTGGTGGCCTTGTAGATGTCACGAAAAACACCAAGGTTGGAACTTGCACTGTGAACAGCCCGACAGTGTTCAACGGTATTTTGGACATCTCTGCTGAAACTAGCAATGTTGCCTTGGCCTCAGCGGACTCTCAACAGGCCACGGTCTACTTTGGTGAAGTGATCTATCCACGAATCGCTGGCCAAACTAGCGGCACCACGAAGAACAACAACAAGAACTTGATCTAAGAGGCAACATGGCAAACGGACCTAAACGACGAGATCGACGGCTTGATGATCGTCGCATTTCCGGCGGCAAAGCATTCCAGAACATGGGGCGTAGACGTGGTTCTAAGCCTGACCCAAACACTAGATTCAACCCGATGACGGGTCGGCGTGAGCCTATCCCGCAGCGCCCTTTGGGAAAAAATCCACTGGATGTTAAGCAGTTTCCTGATGCGTTGCCGCAAGTAAGAAGGCCGGGGCCGGAGCCAGAACCGTTCACATTACCTTCTGACTTTCCAGATGCACCAAAACCTCTTCCTCCTGTTCCAAACTTTGTAAAGCAGATAGAACAAGAACGACTCGACCGCAGTTTGCGAACACAACTTGAGGCGAAAAAAAATCGTAGTCGCCAGCAATCTGCCATGCGCTCTGCAAACACACGAAGGCAAACTCGGGTATTCCGAGATCCTGCCAACTTACAGCGTTTTATAAATAGTCGTTCAACGGGGCCGACCTTTGAAGGCCCAGCCCAAACAAACCAACCGCAGGACATGGACGATACCATCGTCAAGAGCGGTGGACAGAACTATAGATATGACGCAGAGATTGACGCCTTTACACCAGTAAACTTTGACCCTGAGAAGAACAGGTTTGTGTTTGCTGGAGAGGATGAGGCTAAGGCGGCAAGAGCGCAGGGTGACAGCGATGGAAGTTCGCCACAAACAGAAGCGTTCAAGGTTGCTAAGTCAGCATTTGACAAACAAATGACTGAACTGAAGAATCTTGCGGACAAAGATCAACAGTTTGGTGACATGTATCAAGAGTTGCAGGGTGAGTATCTTGAGATTCTGCGTGATCCAAACCTGCGTGAAGAAGAGCGTCAAGGTGCATTACAAGATTTGTTTGACCGTGGGTCAGCAACTTTTAGTGCCACCAGCGGTTTTGCTAGACAAACCGCAGAGCAAAAAACACAGCAGGAAGCCGCTGAGGCTAGGCAGAAAATCCAAGAAGACATTTCATACAGAAATCGTCGTGCAGCCGAAGCAAAAACGGCGATTCGTAATAAGCAAGAAGATCAGCGTATTGACAATGCCAAACTTCGTGAGAAATTTAGCGAAACCACCCAAAAAGCAACTGCTGATTACAACGCCTACTTAGAGCAGCAAAAAGCGGTAAATCAATACAAACAAGACAACGACCAGTTCGAGATTGATGATGAGGGCAACCCAATTATTCCGCCTCCGTTGAGCCGTGAAGAATTCCTCATGGAGCGGTATAAGCAGGAACACACTGATCGGGTTGTCCAAGAAACTGTTCGTGAAATTGATGTAGATATCTCTCTTCTTGAAACGGAGATTGGTCAAATCGAAGAGGCAGATCCGATGGAATATCGGATGCAACTTACGCAAATCTATGGTCAAGGCAGGCAAGAATACGCCGATGCTGCTTTCGAGGCCCACCTTCGAGAGCGTGACGCACGAATCGTCAACAATCGTAGAAAAATTGCAGAATTGAAGATACGTCGTGCTGAGACACTTGCGCGTCCCATGGTCACTCAAGAAGCAGAGTTTGCTGCAAGGAAAAAGGCTGAAAAAGAAACTGGGCGTGACCTTGGCAAAGTTGCTCAATCTCAGAAAGAAGAGCGTCAACTTCGCGGAATAGCCGATGTTGGTGGAGTTGTATCACCCATCAACTTCCCGTCAGAGACTTACCGTGCCGCTGCTGATGACAAAGCCAAAGAGCAAAAAATTATGGCCCGTGATGCAGCAGTAGAACGAGATATGAACCGTACTTTACAGGACGGATCGCCAAACCCGAACTTTGGAAAAGTCACTTCGATGGACACACCCAACTATGTCGCACAGGAGTTGGGTGATAGAACCACGCTAGGTGACTTGCGACGTTTGGCACACCCCGATTCAGCCAAGAAGTATTTCCAAGGCGATAAGGAGGCTCGTCGAAAGAAAGAAATTGAAGTCATACAAAGGCTCAACCCAATCATTCAAAAGATGAACCCTGACTTACAGCCTGACAGTGCTGAGTTCAACGCTGCGCGGCGTGAGTATTACGACCGCGTGATTGCGTTTGAACAATCTTTTGACAAAGAGCAAATAGGTAGCAGAGGATCATAAGTTGTCCCAAGTAAATCCTTCGCAGCCGGTCCAGCCTTCATTTGAAGACAAAGTTTCACAGTTTGAGCAGCAGCAACAGAACCGTCGTTTTTTTAATGAACGGCCCGGTCAGGTTGAGGAAGTCACGGTACGGCAGGACACTGCACAAGACGTTCTTCCAGCCATGCAGGAGATCGAAGCATCTCTTGTCAAACCCAACTTTAAGGAATTCACACCGGAGGAAGTTGACTTCATACAGGAGGGGAGACTACAAGACCAGCAACGTCGGCTCCAACTTCAAAAAAGAAATGAGGACCGCCGTGCCTTAAAACGCAAAGAGCAGGCACGCGCCCAACACATGAACGGTTTTGCCGCTGAGGTAAAGCGGCTTAACAAAATGATGGACATGGGGCAAATCGACGCTGCTGAGTGGACAAGGGGCAGAGGTCTTTTAGATAGACAGTTTGATAATGAATTCAACCGTAAATACAAAGAGCCAGACTTTGTAAACGAAGGCCGCGTCTACAACCCGTTTGAATTTCGTCACGTTCCTCTGTACAACAATCCTGAAGAAAATGTGCAAATTGGGGAGATGCGTGTAAATACAAGGCACTACATCGACAATGACATGATGTTGCCAGAGCGCATGTATCAAAGCGAGATGGGCGACAAGAAGTTCGAGGTGCAGAACGGAGAGGTTCTTTACTTTGACGGTCGTGAAACGCCAACCCAAGTTTTTGAATACTTGAACGCCAACGGTGACGGCACAAGAATGGCACAACTTGCTAAGAGCCTCAGTGAACTTGAGTTGTTGCATACCAGAGATATGACCACCAGTGATCGCATTATGGCAACACTGGCTTATAGCGGCGAGCGTTTTGGCAAAGCATTCATGGATATGTTTCCAAGTGTTGCAAGCACCATCGAAGATTGGTTGTTTGTGCCAATACAGGAGCGTGTACTAGAAGGGACGGACATTGAGGCTCCGGGTCTTGCGGGCATTTGGGGTGGAGATGAGCGTGTCAACTGGTTGAGTTATCTGCAAGAGCAGCGTCCTGTTTTCTTTGATGACATAACAACTGAGTCAAGCGTTGCTATCGGTGAGGCTATCCCCGGATTCATGGCAACTATTGCTACCGCCTTTGCTACACGAAACCCCCGCGCTGTTGCCGGAACTGCTGAGGCAACAGGTCTTGCACGTTTGGGTTCAACGGTTGCAAGCACGACCAGAAATATGTATTCAGGGGTCAGGGGGACTATTTCTCAATCTATGCCATATCTGGTCAATAAGTTGAGGAATGAGCAACGATACCTCGACATGGGCTTGACTCCAGAACAGGCCAAGCAGAACGCTGCCGCTGATATTGCCGCTGGTCTGGTTGCCGTTTATGGGTCTAACAAACTTTTGGGCGGCTTGAATTCATTTGCCATGAAGAACCCTGCATTCAAGCAGGCTTTCCTTTCAAGTGCAAAATACAAGTTCCCACACATTGTTGCCAAAGGCTTTACGCGTGAAGCAATTCAGGAGGCTTTCGACGAGTCATTCCACACCGCTTTGACCGCCACACTTGACCGTGCTGATTTCTTCGGCGAACGGGAAGATGGTGATTTCCTTATTGGTGCAAGAGAACTTCTGATTGCTTCTATTGCTGGCGGTGTTCTTGGTGCAGCAGGTGGCGGAACAATTGACTCTATCCATGTCATCAATGCACTTGACGCGGAGTTTTTGAAGGACACCGTACCAAAAGTTGGTGACAGAGCGACGTTCCATGACGGCACGCCAATGACACTGGTTGACGAGGACAAGACTTTTATCCGTGACACTCCCAGAGACACGGATGTTGAAATCCAACTTACAGAAATTGACCCCAAAAGCCCAGATGGTTTGACCTACGAACAAACTGGTAGATATCGAAACGGTCGGGTTCCAAAAGTCACTGAGTCAAACAAAGATAAGTTTGAACGTGCTTGGAAAAACCACTACTACCAGCACATGGTCAAGGAAGAGGTTGAACACCGACCTGTCAATGAACGCCGAAACATTTTGTCGCGTGCTTTTGACAGCCTGCGAACCTTTTCGGAGGGCAAGGGTGTTGACCCAGAAATGTTTGGAGATCCAAACTCTGAGATTTACGAGGGCGCTGGCAGAGCGAATGGTCAAAGAAAGATCGACCTTGCAAGTGCAGACGCGGAACTGGCCTACGCACTTGCTGGTAAATCGTTGCCTGACATTCGGCTAGGGGAGTCTCCGGCCCGGACAGGGGAGCGAAAGTTCAAGCCCTTGAAGGGAACGTCCAGATCAGACTTCAAGAAGGCTGGCTTGAGCCGGTTTGTCAAGGGGATGAATCAAGAGCAGCGTGAAACATTTGTCCGCAAGGCAAAGGAGAGCGTCGAGCGGTTGAACGTGCGAACCTCATTGCAAGATGCACTAGCAGAGCAGGCTCTTACAGCGGCGGAGGATAGGCCAACCGCGACATACGACCGAGACGTTGCGAAAATTCAGAAGGATGCAAAGGCCACGGCGAAGAACTTCATTCGCTCAACCGACAGCGCACGCTTCTGGCTTGGCATGCGTAGCAAGTCTAAGCAGGCGATCATGGGACCAAGCACACCGTTTGAGGGTATGGCGGTTCCAGAAATTGTTGCCCTTGCCGCAGATCAAATGGTTGCACAGCAGGTGTCTGATGCGGCATCTGCTGACGAACAAGTTGGTCAACCGACACACCTTGACAAAGACAGTAGATTTTTTGGAACCAAGCCAAGCCCAGAAGCAGTTTCAATTCTTGAAAATCTTTTGAAGAACTATCGGAGCATGGGACTTGTCACTGGTGAAGTTGTTGCGCCTCCTTCTGAGGCGGCTGCGGAACTTGTGGAGAGTATGCGCATTGCCGGTACGAGCGTGGTGTTCGTTAACTCAATGGCAACTGAGGCGGTACGGGACCGATCTACAGGCATCATTATTGTTAATGCTTCTGAGTTCCAGAATGATCCTAACTCAGTGATTAGTGCCGTATTGTCACATGAGTTTGTCCACAACCTTCAGTTCTATCATCCCAAGAAATACAAGGCACTTGTCAAAGGTTTGAAGTCCATCAACCCGGACATGCTTACTGATGGTGCGAAGGAATACATGTTCCGATTAGCCCAATCAGAGGCTTTGAGACAAGGTGTTGAACTGCAAAGACAATCTTTTACAGATGCGGAGGTTGTCCAGTTTATTCAGGATAACCCCCAAGTTGCGATGGAGATCGTTCCATATGCAGTCACTCAATTGGTTGAGGCGGCTGACGGTGATATGAATAGGGCTTTGGCCCGTGCGTTTAGCGGTATGGGCAGGGGCAAACTGGGCCGCTTTGTAGGCAAGATGCGACGATTCATTTCAGCCATACGCGGTGGTCAAAATGTATCTCAGGCTTGGTCATCTGCATCTGCTTGGGATCAAGTCTTGTTGGCGTTTGAGTCTGCTGCGTTTGAGTACCGAACCGAAGGCCCGACGCTGCCTGTTGAT